CGAAGGTCAGTGATGACGTCATCATGCATAAATGCAACATACATACCACCAATAGTTGGAATGTTAATGCGAGCCAATTTGTTGTACATCTTGTTCAAGATGGCAGCAGTCATGACATCACCAACTAACAAACCAGCTTCAGTACCTGCACCTGGAATATAGATGTTAGACGAAGCTTCAAGAGCACGAATAGCCAACACATTCTGTGTCTTAGCAACATTGTCACCAACCAAACGAGCAGCAGCAAGGTCAACCTTACCACCAGTTTGGAGAGATGCCAAAGAAGTCTTAGTCACAACCTTACCATATTCAGCTGGTGTGAAGAGGACTTTAGAGTCAACCATAGCTTCAGATGCAGGATCCACATCTTCAGTCAATGGGGTAGTAGCAGCAGCCAATTTGCCATATTTAGGAAATTCGATTGCTTTAGCACCAATGTCCATTTTGAGTTGGACAAATGGGGTCATTACATCGCCTTGTTCTGCAGCGACAATAAAGCCTGCATCAAAAGCTGTAACAAGAGATTCATCGACATCTGCAACAGTTGTCATTACGGTAGTATAGGCCATTTAGGGCTCCTTTAATTTAATTACTTAGCGAACTTATCGAGTACCTTTTGGATAGCACCAAAAGGGTCTTTACGATCCTTTTTAGCTTCTGCAAGGGCTAGTTTAAATGGATCTTTAGATGAGTCATGGGCAGCACGTTTGACCTCTGGTAGTGATGAGCCTGTAGTACTCGTAGTACTCCCAGAGGTCTCCACCTTTCCCACATCACCACCTTCCGGTTTGAACATGTATGGGTCAGAAGTTTTAAGTGCCAAAATGGCTTCTCCTAAAGAAACACTGTCTGGTGTTCCGTCATCTGCAATCTTCAGAGTGCTTAAATTAAGCATAGCTTTGACTCTTTCAGCATTGTGAGCTCCACTTGCATCCAAGGCGGTTTGAATGTGAGTATCAGTCATCTTCTGCTTCAATGAATCTTTAAAGGAACTAAATTCATTAGTCAATGTTGAATGCTGTGTTTGCAGTTCATCATATAACTTTTGAAGTTCAGTTGCTCCTTTAGAAGCCATCTTCAGATCTCGATGTTGTGTTTTTAAAGTATCACGCTCTGCAATCACAGCATTAAGCTGATCTCGCAAGGCTTCCACATCAACATCTGCACTTGTTGTTGTCTGGTCAGTGCTACCAGTTGTGCTCGTACTCATATTGAGTTCCTTAAGTATGTTTTGATTTGCTGTGCACCAATTGATGCGTATTGTATTTAGCGTTTTTTACTGATCATTTATATCCCTGGACCATAGAAGTTAGACTATCTAACAAAGGTTTTATCATCCCATCAGGTGCTTGTTTAGACCAGCCATCTTCTAAATATGAAGCATATTCTGTTGGATTAAAGAAAACAGCTTGATCATTATTAACATCTGAGCTCCAAGAGTCCCTACATAAGCCTGTATCAACTGGTGTTTTGTCAATAAGGAATTGTAAAATCTCATCGCAAAGACTTAACCAACTAAATTCATCTAAACTTGTATTATTTATCTTAACAGAAATAGCTGGCATGTTATTCTATATAGTGACAGATGTTTGCAATACAGATGTCGGGACTGCGCGATTGGGTTGTATTGGTGCTTCTGCATCAATTTCAGCAATTTTATTTAGTGCTTCTTCCTTAGACATTCCATGGACCTCCATAAAATAGTCTACTCTAGATGCACGTTTCTCTTGTATCTTTCTGCTCCAGACTTCTTCTGTAGATTTTTCATCAATTGGTAAATCTGGTTTTCCAAACTTAACAAACAATTCAGAATTCTCAGGCAAACCAACACCAATGCTACCTAACACAGCTTTAAGGACTCTATAAAAACGTTTAAAGCCTGCTTCAAACATTCTAGACCTTTGTGCCTTGAGTTGAAGATTAGGCAATTCTTTAACTACTAATTTAAAGCCTGAATCAGCTTGTCCATTGCCTTCAGCTGCTACTGACACTGACCAATCACCAGCAAAATCAGCTACCCAAGCCTTGATAATGGCATCCAGTTCCTTTAATGGAGGCACTGGACCTTTATAATCAAGGTAAACAGCTTCACCTGATGTTTCAAGTGCAACAACAGTTCCAGGTCCACCAACAAAGCCAGGATCTGAAGATGGCACCCATCTAGGCAATGATTCACCTAAATGTTGCTCAGTTACCATTTGCTGACCAGCACCACCTTGAATTACAGCATTGGTGAATAATGTAGGTTGTTTAGCCCACATTGCACTAAATTCAGAGTCAGAGATATGAAGATTATAAATGTCATTAATCTCAATCAAGTCTTCAGGCACTTCATTCCATGAATCAGTCCTTGGAGTATTTGTATCATGAAACACCGAGGCTGGAATAAGGCCTAAGGTATTTGGAAGAGTTGTGCCTGGAATAACACTTTCATTTCCATGTTCATCTACAGTAATGTCAAATACTTCTTCTAATGTCCATACTCTATAGGCCATCTTGTCATCACATTTGCCAATGCAATAGATTAATACTTCAAGATTCTTAAAGGCATCTAGTTGAACAGCAGCATTGTGTTGATCAAGCATTTCAAATATGAATTGCTTTGTTTCAGGATTGACTTGAACAAGCACATAAGCTGTCTTCAACAATCTCAAAACAACATCAAAGTTTGTAAAGAACTCGACCCAGTCAGCTGATTCTAAGGCTTGTAGTGTAATGATAGATGCAGCTTCATCAATTACTTCTCCATTGTAAACGTTGATTGTTGGAGCCTTACCATTAAAAAGCATGCCAGACTTATCGGCAACCATTTTAACAATGTTGCGCGTTCTTGGTATCATACCTTTCTTTAAGGCATTTTTACGATACAATTGGAGAAACTTTAAAAGGTGTTCTTTAGAATCACCATCATAATAATCAAGGACCTTGCAAGCACGTTCTTGATCATCTTTATCGAAAAGGGACATATAGCTCATAAGGATCCTAGCGTGAAGTTAATGTAGGCCTACCTTTAAGTGGCCATAGCTTGTGAATAAAATAACCACCAGCATCTAGTGGATGGTCTATATTGTTTGATTTATCTGGTGTCACAACAGTCGAATTTGTTTTATCTGCAGTACTTTTTACCCATGCTTGTTGTTCTAAACTCCTAGTATAAGTAGGGCATTGTCGTGTATTTATGTAATAACGACGCACACCTGCAGCATTGTAGAACATAGCATTCATAGAGTTTATACGGTCTCCAACTCCTGGATTTGATGGATCAACAATGACTTTAAATCCTGCAGCTTTTAATAAGGCCATTGATGTGTCTACACCTGCTGGACTCCTATTTTTGGCTGAGGCATCTGGATATACAAAGATTGGCCTAGTTGGATATTTAGCTTGAATTTCCCTAATCATTGTAGGCGTATCTTTGATATTACAAAGTTCATCAATAGCATAAGGCAAATTGTTATCAATGATGTGAACAATGGCAGCCATATGATCAATGTTAAAGTCCATGCCAATATGAACTGGTTCAGACCTATTAGCATCTTTGATAGTTTTATCTGTATGATTTAGCTTACGATCAAAGGAATCATACACTAATCTATTGTTAAGGTTTCCAAACTGTCCAAGTGCCCATACCTTCCATTGTGCCTCTGTGTAATTAGACTTCATTGACTCAATAAAGTCACGTGGCAATAATGGATTATCATAGCTTGATGCATGGATAGTTCTACGATCAGGTCCAGCCTTAGTGATAAAGAAATCAAATAGGAACTTAAAGCCTTCAGGTGTACTAGTACTATAAATCTGTCTATGAGGTCCTGTCCTTACACGAGATATAGCTTTGTTCCACATCTCTTGTGCAATTTCCATTCCTGAGGTATCTGTTTCATCAGATCCAAAAAATGCTAAATTGTATCCAACTAACCTTTGATAATTTTCTCCACTGAGTGTATAAATCTTAGTGGTACCTTCTTTAAAGTGTAAATGGAATATACCTAAGGACCTTTCAAAGTCATATGGCACACCAATATTCTCTAAAGCCTGAATCATATTAGGCACTAAATGAGTCTTGACTAAGAAATTAGTAGGCTCAGCTATTGCCCCTTCATAGCCTGCATTAAGGCCTGCCATGATAATAGTCTTAACACAAAATGAATGTGTCTTACCACATCCAAAGCCTCCAATCAATGCTAGATATGGCGTTTCATAATCAGCACAAAACAATTGTTGATGAGGCATCAATTGTAATTTCATTCAATTCCTCTAAGGGGTTCAAATGTAATTTCACTAACTGATGGTTTTTCTGTTTTAGTAATCAAAGTAGTTGTTTGTCCAAAGCCTTGATATAGTCTAGCATGTAATTCAATAGCTTTCAATAGTGTATTAACTGGTGTAGTAGGATTAGCAAAGTTAACATCTGATTCTTCAAAGTCTCTAAAAATCTTAGCAAGTAAGATCCTTGGCTTCTTAAAAGCATTATCTCTACCTGCTTGAAAGGCTTCGCCAAACTTGACCATTAAGGTCTTATCTGAAATATTGAACCTATCTGCAATTTCAGTTCTTGAATAGTAATGACGTGCCATATCATAAACAACGTCATAAGTCAATTCTAGTGGCTTATATTTAGTATTGTTTGAGATAATTGACGGATTTTGGGTACTTGCCATAAAATTCCTCTAATATGCTATCACAAAAGTGATTAGTATATTTATATGAACTTATTCAGTATATTTACTGCTTTTAAATTCAACAAAGCTGTGTCTGTTTGATTGACTTTTTGAATGCCGTACTTGATATCGATTCTAGGCTTAATGATATGTTGTGCCACTTCAGCTGTTACAATTCTGATCCAATTACCTTCTAGCCTTGAGCATACTAGAACGCGTTGTTGTGGCTCATCTAAGATGGCAAAAAACACTACTTCAGCATGAGTTCCACGTTTTGGCTCTGGATAAAATCCATGTCCAAACATGCCTCTAGCTCCAGGTAATAAATCAGCAATATACCAAATCATTCACTTATTAACTCGTCAAATTGATAGTCTTTATTCAAAAGGTTAACAAACCTTTGTGATTTTTGAGTAATCAATGTTTTATAAGGATCTTCAGCTGGAATTGGTTGACCATGCTCGTCTTCAA